TTGCATCAATCTGTGATTAATATCTATGACATCTTGATTATCAAGTATTAGATTGTAAAATCTCTCTCCTTGATGTTTTTGTGCTTCTTTAATTACATCATCATATGATATAACCTTTCCTTCTGTACCTAAATCAGGAAAATGTTTTAATAAGGTTTTAACACCAATACCTTTTACCCCTTTAATATTATCGGAAGTATCACCTTCAAAAACTCTACTCAATAGTAGGTTCTCTGATGTTACATTGTATTCCTCTAATATCTTTTCAGGATTGTAAAGTTTCTTCTTAGTGGGTGACCAAACCGAAATTCTGTCATTTACTAATTGCAAGAAATCTTTATCGGTTGACATGATAACAACATTACTCTTAGGTAGTAATTGTTTTGCTGCATATCCTATAGCATCATCTGCTTCAATATTATCGATGGACATTATACTCAAAGGTAACTTCTCTAAGTATTCTACACAACGAGATAATTGCATCATCATTGATTGTCGTTCATCTTCAATATTTTCAAAATCGTTCACACGATTAAGTCTGATTCTTTCTGTTCTTCGTTTCGCTTTATATTCAGGATAAAGTTTACGGCGGCGATTACTCCCACCTCTACCATCAAAACAAATGATGGTTCGGGTAGGAGCTAACATTTTTACTGCGTAACCAACTGACTTTAAAAAACCAACTATTCCACCAATGTGAATTCCATCCTCATTAGTAGTTGGTATAACACTAAATACTCTTATAAAGGTATTTAAGCCATCTATTATCAGTACTTTTTCATTGGGATTTGATGTGTTAGTTTCACCGCCGTGTTTCTTTATTTCGTCAAGAATAGAAAGGTATTTTCCATTATTCATCACCGACCACTTCATTTGTGTACACTACATCATCAATACCCATATCTTTCGTTTGGTATTTTAATATAGATGCTTCACAGATTAAATCGTAAAGGTGTTCTTTTAGTCCATCATTTTCTTCTAATTTTACTTCAAAGTCCTTAGATTGAAATTTGATATCCTTACCTTTATATTCTAAAGTGTACCAAGCTCCAGCAATTTTCAAGAGTTTATGTTCTTTCAAAACCGTTAACCAACTTCCCATATCATCTATACCACTATCGAAGTATAAATTGAAATCGGCATGTCGTAAAGGTGGTCCCAAACGATTCTTGATAATCTGGCATCGAGTTTTCATACCCAATACATTTTTTGCTGTATCTTTGATTTGTCCCATATTCTTTAATCGAATACGAGTTGATGAGTGAAATGGTAATGCCTTACCACCACTTGTAGTCCACGGATCACCGAACATAACTCCGAGTTTTTGTCTGAGTTGATTTGTAAACACAAGAGCTATTCTCTGTTTACCAACCATTTGAGTAATCTTCCTCATCGCCTTTGAAACGATAATTGCCTTACTTGTTGCCCATCCATCTTTCTCGAAATCGGCTTCCATTTCTACCTTAGTTGATGCCCCTGCTAAACTATCCACGAGTATCGTAACTAACCTATCCTTATCTGATTCTCTAATCTTAGTAACAATGTTTTCAATACATTGGAATATATCTTCTACTGTTTCCACATGAAGATATAGTAGATTTGGAACATCTACACCAATGGTTTCCAACCATTCTCTACTAACAGATGTTTCAGTATCAATGTAGACTGCAAGTCCACCTTTCTTCTGAGTTTCTGAGAGAATGTGAGTTCCTATTAGAGATTTACCACTCGATTCTAAACCATTAATCTCTGTAATTCGTCCTACGGCTATTCCACCATTAGGACGATTAGAGATTGCTAGGTCTAAAATAGATGAACCAGTTGATATAAATTCTGTAATATCAGTTGGTGTGGCATTTGAACCATCTAAGAAATAGGCTACTTTCGTATCCTTGAACTGTTTATTAAGGTTATCGGCAAGAACTTGTGCAAGTTCATCTTTTGCTGATATAGACATATATGTCTCCTTTATTATTTATTAAACAGGTCGTCAAAAGCATCACTTACATTAGAAGTACTTGTTACTGCACTTTCTAACTTCTTACTTGTTGATGCTGGTACGTTATTAGCTGGTGTGGTTTCTTCACCCTCTTCACTTGGGTTTAACCAATCTTGTAAAGCTTCTGCGAGTTCATCATAACTTAATTCGTTATACACTTCACGGATGTCCTTTTGGTCATCAAGTAATGTAGATAAAACTGCCTTATCTTCTGTAACTGGTGTTTGATTTGGTTTAACACGGATGTTAGTCTTAGGAAATGACGCTCCGGTTTCTTCAGCTGTTAGGAATTCAACCACGACATCACGTCCATTAACTGGATCACTAATATCACCATAATCAGGATCTGATATAATTGATAATAGTTCTTGATATACGGTTTTACCAAATCCCCAAAACTTAGAGCCTTGGTTTTCTTCACCACGAACACAAACTGGTGCAAAAGTTCTTAGTTTTGCTTCTAACTTCTTACCAAGTTTCCAATCTTCACGATTTCCACTTGACTTTAGTTTTTCAGCAAACTCTTCAATCGGATCTGGTCTACCAAATGAGATTGGTGAAAGAAAAGTCTTTCCACCTAAATCATAATGAAAGAATAGCTCAATAAAAGGAACTTCTTGATTTAGTTTGTAAGGTAAAAGACGAATTTGTGTCTTTCCTGGCTGAGGTTTCCACAAGTTTGTTGTTCTTGTAGTTGAGGTTTGTAACTGGCTTAGTCGCTTTCTTACGGCTTCAATATCCATTTGTTATCTCCTTATTTATTTATGTTTATTTGTTATTTTGTAATTGTATATATTCCATATACAACTATAAGTATCGGTTTGCTTTAAAAACAACACGAATTTTTTGCTAAAAAGTAAAATGATACCATTTTCTCTTTGGTGGGCCATAAAATGGATTCCACTTGTTTAAATCTATCATCGATAAATGTATTTGTAGTTTACTCCAAATGATAATTAAAGTAAATTCTCGATTGAAAAGTATTCCTGATATCGCTCTGTAATTTGGTTCATCAGAAAATCTCTCATCATAACCATAATATTTGTTCCAATAAATAATCATTTTTTAATTCTTAATTTTAAATAAAAAGTGGTGAGTTTTTGATAATTAAAATTATCGGGTATATGTAAGAAAGCCTCACCACTCTTAATAATAGTTGATATGTCCGGCTTTTACACACACTCGGTTTTATTAGTGTTGGCTTCAACATCATCTACTATATTTAAAAATCTTCTGTCACAATAGACATAATATATATATACACAAAAAACACCAAACAATAGGTTTTTTTGCGTTTTTAAAAATTGGGGATTCCTGAGAGAATACCATACTTCTAATTAAAGAGATAAGTGAATTCTTAATTCCTATTCCTACAGCAGTGATGACTTAACATCTTAATCCCCAAATTTTCAAAAATCATTAATGGTAAGGATTCGAACCTTACGACACCATGTCATTTCCACTCATTAAATTTTTAAGTGAGTTAGTTATCTTGATTCCAACATACCAAATGGAACACTATATTTCATACCACTCATCTCAACGATGGCTTTCCTAATGTTCATCTTAGTAATAACACCTTTGGTTTTTTTAGTTTTCTGAACACACCACACTTTAGAACCAACCCCTAATGTTGATTTACCTAACATAGTTTTACACTCACTAATAAACGATGATAAGTCGTTTAGTTCCGAAAGACTACTTAATTTTCTGATTTCATTTTTAATATTCATTTGTTATTTCCCTTTATTTGTTACTTGATCTTACGAAGAAAAAACGAGAAAGTCAAGTCTTTTCTTTAATAAATTTTAATTAAACCTGGTGGTGTAGAATATTTTTCAAATCCTAACTTAGATAACCAACTTTTCACAAAATCTTCTTCATATGTTGTAAAACTTCGAGAGTATCCGTATGATGGTATTGAATTTACTAACTTGGTAGCAAGTCCTTGTTTACGATATTTTGGATTTACTACGACATGAAATTGAAAAGATGGTTCTAAAAGAATTGCCTTATGTGGTATACATATCATTTTATAATCATCTATTACTTTATGCTGTATTTCATCACCATCCCAATAATCACCATCATTACAATATTCTAATAACTCTTCTGTTGTCATTTATGTTCCACATTATACAATTCATCATAATCCTTTTTCTCATCCAATATCTTTCTCTCTACTTCATCTTTGAGATTATACAAATCATTTCTTGCACTATCTATATAAGACCTACCATCTAAATTACCATTCCACTCTGGTAAACTATAATATGCATCATCTAAATGACCTTCTATCTCCTGTAATGTATTTAATATTGCTTCGTAGTTCATTTTAATACCTCATATTTTATGTAGTTTGGTAATGTTTCCATTAAATAAATAAATTCTGATGGTGATACATCTAAATACCACATAATTCCCACAGACATAGATAATAATAATATAATAAGATTTTTCATAATATCCCTCTAAATTAAGTATTCTGGTCCAGTCCAATGAAACCAATCTGTTCTATCTAAAAATATAGAACCCCTAACATGCTTCGCGGGTCCTCTCCAACTAGCTGCTTTGAATACATCACCAAATTTGTAAGGTATTCCCTTGAGTATCCCATCAGTAACTGCGATAAAACCCCAAACACTACTATCGTGTAGAACCTTGATGTATTTCCTACCATGTGAAAGTTTAAGAGTTTCTTTGAACCTTTCAGAACTTTCCCTTTTAATCTTTAAAGTCAATTCATCCATCTCACGAAGTGGTTCTGTACCATTCCAAGAATCATAGTTCTTTCCTATGTTTTCAAGAAGTAAATCAACTCTCTCTTTAAATTCGTTTTTATTTCTTTTTATCATTTTTATTCCCTTTATTTGATACTAGATCTTACGACAAATATATGAGAAAGTCAAGTATTATTTTTGACTTTCTTTAAATAATTTACTATCTTTAGCCATTTCCTTATCCGACCTAATCCTAATCTTCATCTTATGACCACCCAAATCTACTATCTTGTACTGAATTCCTTTTTCTGTGACGATTACTGGTTTCTTATTTACGAATCTATGTATGTTTCTCATTCTTTTCCTTTTGTTTAATTATTTAAAATATATGGTTTATCCCACTTACCAAGTCTAACACTTGAATACCAACCAACATGAAAGTAGTCTGTCATCGGTTCAGAGTGGTCGAAGTTTCCATTGTTCATGGCTGGAATGACTTCACTCAAGAAGGCTAATGCTTCAGGATTATCTTTGAAGTGGTCTTGATACCAATACTCATTGATTTGGTCAGTACCAAAATCGATTGAACCACTTTTAAGGTTGAGGTTTAAGGTAGAATAGTTATCAACACTAAGTGTTCCTTTCATGTTATACTTCTTCAAGATTTCCTTAATCTTTGGAGCTAATTTCTTTTTCTTTTCTTGATTCATGTAAGCCATTTGTTAAATCCTTTTTGTTTTGTTAGTTAATCTCTCATTTCTCATACCATAATATACAGAGAATAAATGATAAAGTCAAGTCTTTTTTTCACTTTTTTTTCCACAATACCAAGTACAATATTTACCACCTTTGTACTTGATTACAGCTTTTACTTTTTTACATTTATCACACATATTAATTACACAGCTCCGATACTAACTAAGTGGTCTAATTCACCATTCATTGCTTCGTCAAAGTCAGATAATTCCTTTTCACTTTTTAAAGAATCTATTATCCCACCGACAATCTCTAAATCTTTTTCACTCAAAGATTCAAACCATTCTTCATTTTCTATGTCGTGAATATGAATACCACCATCTTTATCATAACCACCATCAGTCATCATTGGATAAGTTATTCCATTACTATCAATAATACTCCCAACACTTTCTATTTCAATCATTGTTTCTGTTTTCATTGTTTATTCCCTTTATCTTATACTGGAATATACGAAGAAAATCAATACAAGTCAAGTGTTTTTTTCAATTATTTTAGGCACAAAAAAAGGGGAGTCTTTACTCCCCTAATTTATTTTTATAATTAAAAATATTTTATTTAGAATTATTTAAAAAGTCTATAGCATTCATTAGAATTCTGGCCTCATTTAATGTATATGCACCTTTACCACATCCCATCTCACATCCTGAAATTAAAGTTTGTATAGCTTCTTCAGTTAATGATAATTTTTTTGCTTCAGATTCGGTTGGACGACCAACAACAACATCTTTCCACTCATGTTCATTTAAAATTGGACCTAAATCCTTTATCCCAAAAGAAAATCTATCACTTTTGGTATAAACACAATGCCATAGTGGTTTATTATTATCACCGAGTCTAAAATGATTTAAACTCCAACCTTTTGGCTCCCATTTAGTTATCATCTCTTCTGTATTAGGATCTATGTATCTAAAAAATGAACTATTCTCATCAGTATTGTATACTAAATACCATCTATCTCCAGGAGCATCTGAATTAGTGTGCCACCCCATAAAACCATTAAAAGCTTTATGTTTCGTATAATGTAATGGTCTATTGGATAACCCTATAGTGGTAATGTTATTTGATGCATTTAACACGTTAACCACTTGATGTAAAGTATCACGAACTGCAATGCCCGATTTAGTATCGCGGTCAACTGATTCGATGTTATTATAATCATCAAATTGAAATGCAATACAATCATTTTCTGGCGTAAGTTTATTTTTTGATTCTTTTATTAATTTATAGGCATCATAATCACACCTGTTTATAGTATCGGAATCAAAATTAGATGGTGTATCATCCCAATCAGGTAAAAAATCACCTGTCCTTTCACCACTTAAAATAGGTTCAATGAAATCTATGTATAAATTATCTGATAAACCTTTTATATTATATTCAGGTAGATAATCTTCATTTATTTTTGTTTGAGTAAACATATATAACCTCTATTAATTAATCTTATATAATAAAACAAAAAGGGTGAAATAAATCCACCCTTCAAGTTATGTTTAAACGGTTGATTGTTTAATTACTATACAGCACTTGTTCCAAAAGTTCCATTTAATGCACCACTACCAAGTTCAGATGCTTTGAATGAAAGTCTCCAAAATCCAGCTACTTCACAATAAAATGCTAATTCAGCACCTATATTGGTTTGGTTGTTGGTTGCAGTTGGTACAATTGTCAACGTATTGTGTGTTGCTGCAATTGTTATTATTGCTCCACCATGTGTCGCGACCGTTTGTGTAAAATCAGTACCAAAGATTCTACGACTTCCTGGTTGTGCATCACCAAAGTTAGTAACATCTGTATTTAGTGTTTGAGCTGCATAGAAGTCTCCAGCTTTTGTAGTCCAAGTACCAGCATTATTTCCACCATCATACTGACCAGTGAATCTAAATACGGTTAGTGAACCAACAGAAGCTTCCGGTAATACAAATGCGTTAGTAGCATCACCCAAGGCAGCTACTTGATGAAATGTATTGTCCGCCATAGTGAATCCACTATCAGCATTTGCATCTGTTTTAGTGGAAAGTGATAATCCACTATAATCACCAGTTGCAAATCTAATGTAATTTGATTTTATTGCATCACACGTGAGTGTTGCAGTAAATGTATTTGGATCGTCTAGGGTTACCAGATTTTGGTCGATAATATCTAAACCTGGATATACTTCCCTAGATAGTTTCTGTAAAGAACTTCTTGTTCCCATTTTATTTCTCCTAATTTAATTTAAGTCCTACTCAAATTAGTTTATTGTTAATTATTGATTGAATTTTTGTTATGTCAAGTTATTGATGAACTACTATCCTTGACAATTCAATCCTGTATTCATCTACTATAAATATCATATTTATTTTTTATGATGTGTTGGATTAAGAATTAAATTATATTTAAAAAACTATCATATATGTGAGTTTGTTCCCCAATAGTATGATGTGTAAAATCTCGTGCCTTTATGGAGTTATCATCTTTATAATCACCCAATATACTCTCGGTTAGAACATAATAATTACATCCCATTTCTTCTGATAAAGACTCTATGGCATATATTGACTTATCATAATTAAGTTTTGCAACTCTATCATCTGCCAAAGATTCTTCGACAAATCTATCACCCAAAAATCTTTTAGCATGTCTACCATTATCATATAAGATATTCATTAATCTTGGTTCTGATTCAATTATGAATTCATATCTGTAAGAGTGAAATGTTGGTGCATAATGAAATATATTTTTCCCATTTAGGTAATCTTTGAATCCATACAATAACCTAAATGCCGTATCCACTCCAGTTCCACCTTGAGATAAATTCCAAAACTTCCCACCCATAAATTTATTTAATTTGTACGACCAAGTATTTTCTAAATGATGACCGATACCAAATGTATGACTACAACCTAAAAATATGTTACCATCGTCATCATGATTAAAATCATCAGGTGTTCTAAATCCGTAGTTGTTAAAGGAATACTCAATAGGATTTTCTTGATAATACTTTATGGCTTTGTCATCAGAATACTCCTTAGAATTCTTATCCCAAAGTTGTCTTGTATCCATTGGACAAAATTCAACATTTCTATTTTTGTCATATCGAGAAAACTTGTACACGTCTATCATTGATTGTGTATTAAATCAAGGGCTAAATTATGTGAAAATCTACCGGCCTTGGGGCCACCATTTACCTTACCATCACTTTCACCAGGTACTTTTACCCAAAGATATGCATCTACTATTTCATCACAAGTTTGAGTGGTTGGTGGTTCTCCTATTGACCTTCCGAATGGATTAAAGTGTTCTGAATTAGCACCATTACCATTTCTTGAGGTGTCTATTACGAAGTGTGTATTATTAAGTCGTTTTGAAATCTTTTTTCCATATTCATAACAAGTAGTGGTTGCATAATAGTTACTCGTGTTGAGTGCAAAACCTTTTATTTTGTGAACATCACATAAATCTAAATAACTTACAGCCTTGGTGGTGGATAACCATTTTGGATTTCCTATATCTATATAGACTAATGCACTTGTTCTACT